TGTAAGAGATTTATTAAAGTTGTACAAACAGTAGGTGGCTCATCACCTGTTTTTGTATATGGAATCTCATTAGTCGGCGCTAAAAAGTACGGTTAAAAATATAGCCCCATAACGGGGCTTTTTCTTATGGCTTTTACTGAAGATCTAGATGCATTCTTTAATGATTTTAAAGTAAATGTATCATATAAAAATGCTACTTATAAAGGTATATTTGAGCAGCCTGATGAATTAATTGCAGACGGTGTAGTTTTAACAACTGATTTTGAATTAACAGCAAAAAATTCAGATTTAGGATCAATTGCATTTGATGAAGAGGTTGAAATCAGTAACACTAAATATAAAGTTAGGAATGTTAGAAAAATAGACGATGGAGTTCTATGTAAAATTTCATTAACTAAGGTTTAATATGGCTACTAAAAGAGAACAGATATTAGAAAAAATAAAAAGTAATTTGGCAGGTACTGTTGGTGTTGGTACAAGAATCTATAGGTCAAGGGTTGAAGCTCTTACAAGATCTGAAACACCGGCGATTATCATTGAACCTATAAGTGATACCCCGTCTGACACTCAAAATTTTAATAACATAGTTAATCATGAATTAAAGGTAAATATATCTGTTGTAGTAAGAGGCTCAATACCAGATAAGATTGCAGATCCAACAATAGAAAGTTTGCATACAAAAGTTTTAGATGATCCTTCTTTAGGTGGAATTGCAATTGACATTAGACCATCAACAACAAGTTTTGAGATATTAGAAGCTGATCAGCCAGCAGGTGTTATATCTTGTGAATTTGATATAGATTACAGAACTAATTATAATAGTCTTACATAGAGTTTAATTATTACTGAGCCTAGCAACCCTTATTGTCTAATATAAATTAGATAACAAAATCAACAGAATTAATTGAGGTAAAACTAATGCCATTGCTAACAAGAAAAAGAGTAATTTTGATTGAGCAAGAAAGCAGCTACTCAACAGATCCAACTCCATCTTCAACAGATGCAGTTCTTGTAAGAGATCTTACAATTACACCACAACAAAGTGATGTTGTTAGTAGGGATTTGGTCAGGCCATATTTAGGTGCATCAGAACAGCTTTTAGCAAATACTAGAGTTGAGTGTACCTTCTCTGTAGAATTAGCTGGGTCAGGCACAAGTGGCACTCCTCCACGCTATTCGAGTGCTTTAAAAGCATGTGGAATGTCAGAAGCTATTACAGATGAGGTAAGCGGAGGTGGTAATGATACTGTTACTTATACTCCTCTTTCAGCATCATTCCCTTCGGTAACTATTCATTATAATCTTGACGGAGTAAGACATCGTGTAACCGGAGCAAGAGGAACTGTAACATTAACAGCCGAGGTAGGTGCAATACCAACGCTTGATTTTACAATGCAAGGCATATATGTAGCTCCAGATGATGCCACTCTACCAACAGTTTCTTACGGCAACCAAGCATCTCCATTAATCTTTAAAGATGGGAATACTAGTAATTTTGAAATATTGTCTTTTTCTGGTGCATTGCAATCATTTAATTTTGATATTGGAAATGAGCTTGTTTATCAAGAATTAATTGGTGGAACAAAACAAGTTCTATTAACAGATAGACAGTCAAATGGAACACTAACAATTGAAGCTCCTACAATTGCTCAAAAAGATTTTTTCGCAGCAGCTTTACAAGATAGCAGTCTAGGAAATTTAAAGTTCACACATGGAACAACAACTGGTAATATCGTTCAATTTCTTTCAACTAAAGTTGATATTGGTGACGTAAATTATGGAGATATTGATGGTATTGCAAGTTTAGAAATACCATATACATTAGTTCCAAGTACAGCCGGAAACGATGAATTTAGCCTGATTTATACTTAACAAATTTTAAATAAGGGCTAAAGTGTAGAAGTATATTTATTTCTACACCTTATGCCTTTTGTAAGAAAAAAGAACAAAACATTTAAATGGCCTGTTGTTGTTCGTGAACCTAGTGAAAATGATGTTGGAGTTTTTGAAGAAAGTGAATTTATTGCTATTTTTAAAAGACTTAAAGTAAGTGAGTATCAAAAAGCAGTAGATAACAAAACAGAATTCGAAATGTTAAAAATGATGTTGGTTGGATGGGAAAATATGAAGGAAGAAGACGGAGAGGATATCCCATTCAACAACCAAAACTTAAAAGATATGATGGAAGATTCTTATTGGCTAAAAGCAGTATCAACTTCTTATACAGCATCACTTATAGAAGATAAAGTAAAAAACTAGAAGAGGCAGTTCTTTATTGGCTAGGGTCTGGTAAAAAAGTTGTAGATCAAACCCAAGAAGATGCAAAAGCATTTGGTTTAGAATTGCCGAAAACTGATACGAAAGAAGAAAAAGATTTTGAGGTTAACGAGGATAACTGGGATGCCTTGATGATATTTTGTAATATGCAGACACAATGGTCTACCTCTTTCGGAGGTTTCGTAGGATTAAAATATGAGGTACTTCTGATGCAAGGAGGTATGTTTGACCTTTACAATATTAAAGAAAGGTCTAAAATTTTAGAAGAGATCCAAATCATGGAAGCTAAAGCTTTGAAGGAACTAAATAAGGAAAATAAATAAATGGCTAGTCAGACTCAAAAAATATTAGTATCATTTGAAGCAAAGGATAGTCAGCTTGCAGCCGCCTTTAAAAAATTAGGAAGACAATCTAATACATTAGAAAAGAATTTTACATCTTTAAGTGACAAAGGCATAAGAAAAATAAAGGACGAATTTAACAAAATGGCTAAAGGGTCTACTAATAGTCTGCAAGCAATGAAGGCCCAAAAAAATGCTCTAATGGGTTTGCGTGATCAAGCTGATATTGCGGGTTTAGAATTTAAACAACTTACTGCTGATATTGCTGCATTAGATGCCAGAATGAGAACAGCAGGTGCTGGTGCTACAGGTTTTAAAAGCAAATTAAAAGGATTTGCTAAAGGTGCTGGTGCTGTTGCTGCTGCTGGTATTTTTGGAGGGCCAGAAGGTGCAATAGGTGCAGGTATTGGAGCATTAGCTGGAGGCCCAGTAGGTGCTGCCGTTGGTGGTGCAATTGGAGCGCAGGTTGGAATGGTCAGAAAAGAATTAGGTGGACTAACTGAATTCTCGGCACAACTTGCATTACAAAGAAAAGCTTTAAGACTTGTTATTGGAGATACAGAAAAATTTAATAAATCTCAAAAGTTTTTATTACAAACTTCACGAAAATTAGCAATACCACAAGATGTTATTACAAGGCAATTTACATCACTAACAGCTTCTGTTGTTGGTGCTGGTAAATCAGTATCTGATGCAGAAGAAGTATTTAAAGCAATAGCTGCTGGTATAAGAGGAACTGGTGGATCCTTAGAAGATATGAAAGCTGCAATGAGAGCAACAAGTCAGGTGTTCTCAAAAGGCAAAGTATCAGCCGAAGAATTAAGACAACAACTTGGTGAAAGACTCCCTGGTGCTTTTACTTTATTTGCTCAGTCAATGGATAAAACACCAGCAGAATTAGACAAAGCATTAGAGCAAGGAAAAGTAACTCTTGATGATTTTATGAAGTTTTCACAAACATTATTTAAAACATATGGTAAAAATGCTGAAATTTTAGCTCAAGGGCCAGAAGCTGCTGGAGATAGACTTAAAACTGCATTAACTGAGTTAGGAGATAATATTGGTCAACTATTAAGACCAATTGGAGCAGATTTTCAAAGTGAGTTTTCTAAAATTGTAGTTCAAATAAATAATGCTACATTTGCAATAAGAGAATTTTTTAAAATTGGGGAAGAATTTCAAAAGGAAAAACTAGATGAATTATTAATAGAAAGAGGTAAGATTGAAAAAGAAATAGCAGCTTATGAATTAGCTATACCTAAGATTCCACTCGGATTTCGAGGAATGACAGGAATGAGTAGAGCGCAAGCACAAAGCTCATTAGATGCATTAAAAGAAAAACTTAAAGATTTAAATATTAATATAAAAACTATAGAGACATCTATTGCAGAAGTAAATTCAGAGACAAATAAAACTAATGAAAATACTAATAATCTTAAAGATACATCTGTAAATGCATTTGAGGCCATGAAACTTGGTGTACAGGAATATATGGACTCTATTAAAGATATGAATAAGCAAATAAAAGATACTTTTGTAAATGCATTTAAAGGTATGGAAGATGCATTGGTTCAATTTGTACTAACAGGAAAATTAAATTTTAAAAAATTAGCTCAGTCAATTCTTGCTGATTTAACAAGGATGATAATAAGGCAACAAATCTTTAACTCTTTATCTGGATTTATAAATCCATTTTTACCTAAAGGCCCAGCAGATTCTATTGCAGATATAGCAAGTGGTGGTTTACCTATGGCTGATGTTAATAAAATTGCAAGTGGTGGATTTGTAGAAACAGTGATAAATAAAAAAGGCAATGCATTTGGTATAAATGGCATTGTTCCATATGCAAAAGGTGGTATTGTAAATAAACCTAAAATTTTTGGTTTTTCGAGAGGGATTGGTCTTATGGGAGAAGCCGGCCCGGAAGCTATACTTCCGCTGCAAAGAGGTAGAGGTGGAAAGTTAGGTGTTATTGCACAAGGTGGTGGTACAACTAATGTTGTTGTTAATGTAGATGCTTCTGGTAGTTCTGTTGAAGGTGATGAACAGCAAGGTAGGGAACTCGGTCGTCTTATATCAGCAGCAGTGCAATCTGAAATCCTACAACAACAAAGACCAGGAGGACTACTAGCATGACATTGCAACCATTTCCAACCTCACCAGAACCTAGTTTTCCTGTTAAAAAATCATCAAAGCCATCAGTTCGTACAATTCGTTTTGCCGATGGGTTTGAGCAAAGAATATTATTTGGGTTAGCAAGTAATCAAAATCCAAAAGTTTTTACTTTGGTGTGGAAAAATATAACAGAGTCAGACAGCGATATTATTGAAGCTTTTCTTGATCTTCGTGCAGAAGATGGTAAACCATTTACATATCAACCTCATAATGAACCATCGACAATGACTTTTGTTTGTGATCAATGGAGTAAAGATATGAATTTTCCAAATAGAGCAACTATAAATGCTACTTTTAGGCAGGTATTTCAATCATGACATCGAGTTTTAGCCAAGGATATTCAAATTCAAACCCAAATGTTACTAAAGGCTTACAAGAATCAAGTCCATCTGCAATTATTGAGCTTTTTAGAGTTGACTTGATTCCTAATATACATTATGTTCCGCCAACAACTATAGATACAAGTTATTTTTTTCATGATGGCACGAGTAATAATAACTTTGGTTCAATAAAGTGGAGTAAAGGAGATCCAAATTATACAGTTGTAGAATATGTTGCCTTACCTGTTAAAGCTGAAGGTTTTAAGTTTGGTAGAGGTCAATTACCTAGACCGACATTAACTTTCTCTAACGCACTATCAACATTTACCAATATTTTAGGTGCTGTAAATTCGGCTCAATTAGGTTCTACTAAGACACCAGTAACGGATATGGTAGATGCATCTCATTTATCTATATTAATTAATAACGATCTTACAGGGGCAAAAGTAACTAGAAAGAGAACATTAGAAAAATTTTTACCAACTTCAAATTACAGTACAGTTCCCTCTTCTAATGCTTTTGATCCAACTTATCCAGAATTTCCAGAAGAAATATATTTTATAGATAGGAAAAGCGAGGAAAATAGAGATATTGTTCAATTTGAATTAGCTGCTAATTTTGATTTAGTGGGAGTAAAAGCCCCTCGTAGATTAGTTACTAAAGATCATTTCCCATCAGCAGGTACATTTAAGGGATGAAGCAATGGCAACAAATAGCAATAAGAAATAGTAAAGTTGATAGTCCTAGAGAGACTTGTGGATTAATAGTAAATAGGAAAGGTAAAGAGATTTATATTAGTTGTCTTAACATATCTAAAGATGAAGATAATTTTATTATAAATCCTGACCAATATGCAGCTTGTGAGAAAGAAGGGCAGATTATAGGAATATTTCATAGTCATCCAAAGGGTTCATCTCAACCATCTGATGCAGATAAAATTAGTTGCGAGGCATCAAAACTTCCTTGGTATATTTATAGCCCGTTAGAAAATACTTGGTCTGAAATTAAGCCTAGTGGATATAAACCAAGTTTATATGGAAGACCTTGGATATGGGGTTTGACTGATTGTTATTCTTTTGTAAGAGATTGGTATAAAGAAGTTAAAAATATAAATTTAAAAGACTATAAGAGATCTTTAACACCAGATGAATTTCTTGAAAATCCTTTATTTGAAGGTCTTGCTTGTAGTGCAGGTTTTAGAGAGTTGCAATATAATGAGTCTCCAGAAAAAGGAGATGTGTATCTTATGAAGTTATTACATCCTAAACCAAGTCATGTTGCTGTTTATGTCGGTCATGGAAATATTGCTCATCATTGCAATGAAAGACTAAGTTGTATTGAGCCTTATACTGAATTTTATATAAGATGTACACATAGGCGGTATCGGTATGTTAACTAAGGTAAAAATATATGGTCATTTAAAAGAAATTACAGGTTGTTCCTCGTTTGAAATTAAAGCAAATGATACTGCTGATGCCGTAGTTTTTTTAATATCTAATTTTCCTACTTTAGAACAAGAGATGGCTAGTCAATATTATCAAGTTAGCGTTAATAATGTTCAAATTGATGAGACTGAGTTGCATGATCCAGTTGGACTTGCTGAGATAAAAATAATACCTGTTATAGCTGGAAGTGGTAGGGGGTTTGGAAAAATAGTTTTAGGAGCAGCTTTGATTGGAGGGGCTTTTTTATTTTCGCCACTAACATTTGCAAATTTTGGAACTACTGCTGTAGGTTTTGGTTCAGCAGCAGGGATTGCAAAAGGTGCCGTATATCTAGGGGCAATGTTAGTTCTTTCTGGGCTTTCTGATTTATTTACACCAGAAGTAAAACCAGAAGCAGAAGATCCTCTGTCAGCCAGTTTTTCCAATACTGTTAACACTACTCTTGCTACAGTTCCAATACCTATTATTTATGGCGAGTATTTTGTTGGATCAGTTGTTATTAGTGCTGGTATAGAGACTGCTGATGGATCGCCAAATCAACCAAGCTCATCTGTTGTGACAGATCATAGAGGAAATACGACTTCTTATAATATTGATCCTAATACAGGTAATGAATTTGAAGAATACGACAGAAACAATACAGATACATCTTTAAGAAGATATGTCAGGATTTACAGTGCGTCATCTTCACAAGTAAGAATAGAAGCAGTTGTTGGTAATGATACATATACAGGAACAGGTTATACAAATAGCGGAGATGAGCTTATAACTGCTTTTAGAGAACAAAACAAAAATCAATTTAACAAAACTGCTATTGTTAAAAATGGTAATACAAGATATATACCAGGTAACTTAAAAGAAACGATTGGCACTCATGAAAGCGGTGATAGACCTAGTACTGGTTCCACTGATGGATACTATTATGGGTTAGTAACAGGAACGTCCAACTAATGACTACTAATAAAAAATTTATAACTGGTAATTTTGGTGGAGGAAAAAAACAACCTTCTAAAGATCCTGATACTTTAAATAATACAGAAACAGGAAAAGTTATAGAAATACTATCTGAAGGTATTACTGAAGGTTTTGCTACACCATCAAAGAAACTTGTATCAGAACTTGCTCAAGTTGATGAAGTATATCAGATGAGTATTCCAAATCAAGATAAATATATAGCTTATGCACATGAGGATATATATTTAGACGACACACCAATTAGGAATAAAGGTGATGGTGATATAAATAGCTCTACTCAAACTTTTAAAACAGCAAATTTTAATGGTTTTGATAATCCTAGAGATGGCTCGTTTGATGTTCGATTTGGATCTGAAAACCAATCAATATTATCTACTGATGGCACAGGATTGCAGACTGAAAATATCATTGATAATAATTCTATTAAGGTAGAGAAGGGTAGCCCTGTTACAAAACAAGTTACAGTAAGCAGACCTTCTTTGGCATCAACTCAATCATTAGCTCCAGAAAGAGTAAAAATAACACTTTCAGTTGCACAACTACAAGAACAAACTGACAAAGGTGATCTATTAGGAAGAGAAGTTGAATTTAGAATATTGTTCCAATACAAGGGTGACATTTCAGATCCTTCACCTACTGAAATGATAAGAGATAAGTTTTCTGGGAGAACCTCTGATGCTTATAGAAGACAGTATGTATTTGCAACTGAAAGTTTTAGTAGAGATAGCTTTTTAAGGTATCCATTAGAGGTAACAGTAGAAAGACTTACTGATAATAAACCAACTAATGATGATTCTATACAAGATGATTTATTTTTTGCGTCTTTAGCGGAAATACAAAAACCAACAACAGATTACCAAGGACAAAGATTAGATACAAATATTGTAGTTAATGATGGTAAAGGTAATAATAAATTGATAGCAGATGGTTTATTTGCATTTCCTTTTACTGCATATTCATTTTTACAATTTGATGCTTATCAATTCCAAAATATCCCAAAAAGACAATTTCGTTATAGAGGTGTAAAAGTAAGAATACCAACTATAGGTGCAAATAACTCAGGAACTCCTGTTGTAGATATTAATAACGGCAGAATAATTTATCCAGATAATTATATTTTTAATGGGCAACTAAGTACATCTTTGTTTTGGACTACTGACCCAGCTTTTATATTGTTAGATCTGTTATTAAATACTAGATATGGTTTTGGTAATTATGTAAAAGAAAACGAAATTAATTTATATTCATTTTTTCAAGCAAGTAAATACTGCTCAAAACTTGTAACAACTCGTAGAGGTCAAGAGCCTAGATTTGCTTTTAACGGAGTTATAAATCAAGCTTCAGAAGCTTATGATTTAATACAACAAATTTCTGGGATGATGCGTTGTTATCCTATTTGGTCAGGAGGTAAACTTACTTTAATACAAGATAGGCCAATAAATCCTGATGACTCTGATCCATGCTCGTATCAAATACCTGTTTATGTTTTTTCACTAGCTAATACAATTAATGGTTTTTCATATTCTGGAGTTAGTTTAAAAACAAGACATGGAAAGATTGTAGTTGAGTATTTCAATATGAACTCAAGGCAATTAGATAATATAGTTGTTACTAATCAACAAGTTTTTGATAAAACTCATAATATTAAAAAAGTAAAAGCATTTGGATGCACTTCTTTTTTTCAAGCAGCTAGATACGCTAGGAGTATTATTTGGACTGAAAACAATGAAACAGATGTTGTAAAATTTGATGTATCAATAGAAAGCGGAGCAGTTTTAAGGCCAGGTGCAGTTGTGGGGATAAATGATCCTGTTAGGGCAGGTATAAGAAGAGCAGGTAGAGTTAGTAATGTAACTCTAAATAGTAATGGTCATTTAACTGCTTTAACAGTAGACGATAGTAGTGCAACAGATTTACCCACTACTGGCGATAGAACTATTTTAGTTGTAGACAGTGCTGGTAAAGCTCTTTCGGCATCTATTAGTTCTATTAGTAATAAAGTTGTAACTTTATCTTCTGCCCTAGTACCAAGTATTAATGCTACTTTTCAAGCAAATACAGTTTGGTTGATTGAAAATAATATTAAATCTGCACTTTATAGAATTGTAGATATTGAGGAACAAGATGGAATTTTATATAAAGTTACAGGTATTCCATATAATTGTGAAAAATATAATTTTATAGATGGTAATGATGCAACTATTTCAAATATTGATTCATTACAAAACCCTGATTTTACGCAATTTGAAAACGATAGGGTTACAAGTATTTTTGAAACTGATAGAGGTGGGCCAGCCTCTGTAACAGGTATAACTGTCTTAAGAGAAAAAGAAGGTCAGGTAATTTCAGTCGTATTAGTAAGTTTTCAAAATGTATTAGGTGCAAAAAGATATTTAGTAAAATATAAATTTAAGCCTGGTTCTATATCAAATCAAGGTACAAATATTTATGGTCAGCCATCAATAGTTTTGAATCCATTAGCGGATTATGGTGAATATTTAAAAGAATTTACAACTGAAGATTTAACTTTTGAAATTGAAAATGCATCTGTAGGAATTTATCAAGTTGAAATTTATTCTATTAATGCTAGAGGTGGTATAACAAAGAATCCAGCAATAAAAGAAATAAAAAACTTTGGAAAAGTTGCACCACCTGTATCTCCATCAACCCTTAATTTTGAATTCACTCAAACAGGAGATATAAAACTTACATGGCCTCTATCTCCAGATGTAGATGTTACTAGTAATGGTCATGTAATAATTAAACATAATGATGATACTAGCGGTGCTGCTGTTTGGGGTAATTCTCGAATATTAATGATTGTTCATGGCTCTCAAACGAGTGCTTTGCTACCAACAATTACAGGAGAATATTTAATAAAATATCAAGACCAAACATTAATACAATCACAAAATGCTGCAAGTGTTATTGTTTCTGCTCCAGATATATTTGATCGTAAATTAATTGGAACTATTAAAGAGAACCCATCTTTTAATGGAACATCAAATAGTGGTTCAATAGCAGTAATATCAAATCAAAATGGTTTAGAAATAGATCAAACCGCAAGTAATATTTTAATTGATTCAGTAGCAGATATAAATTCAATACAAGATTTTAATAGTTTAGATGGAGATACTGGTCTTTCAGAAGGAACATACGAATTTACAAACGTACTAAATTTAGGTGCTAAATTTTCGGGTGTAATTTTTGAAAGTATTGTAAGATTTGAAGGTTTTGCTGATAGTATTCTTTTTGATGATTATGTACCAGATGTTGTTTTAAATTCAGCAGGTGCCATAATTAGCGGTGGTGTAGATGCTTTAGAAAATTTTGATGGTACAACTTTAGAAAATGCAATAGCAGAAGTTCAAATTGAAACTAGTGATGACAATATTACTTACAGTAATCAAAACAATTTTATTGAGACAGTTGCAACTGCTCAATATTTTAAGTTCAAACTTAAATTAAAAACTACAAGTGCTACCCAAAATACAAGGATTCTTAAAGGAGATGCTTTTACAAATACATTAGGTTGTAAGGTTACTATGAATAAAAGAACCGAGACAAGTGACTTGTTAACTTCAACTAGCAATACTGCTTATACCTTTACAAACGGTTTTTTCACAGGACTAAATGCAAGTACAGGTTTTGTTGCAGGCTTACCTTCAGTTACGATAAATCCACTTGGTTTAGGTACTGGAGAGTATTACGAGGTAACTAACAGAACTGGTACAGGGTTCAATGTTACTTTTTACAATAGTGGTGGAGCACCTCAAGCAGGAAAGCAATTTACATATACTGCTAGTGGCTTTGGGAAAAAAGTGTAATATAATAGGTATATCTTTTTTTTAATAAATAAATGGCAATAAGGGATGCACTTATACCTAATGGAACAGGTTCAAGCGTAAGAAATGATATAGAACTAACTTTTCAATCTATTAAAGGTAATAATAGTACTAGTACATTACCGTCAGTTGGTGATGCAACATTAACAGACTATATGTTTGTTGCTCACACAACTGGTTCTATACTGAAAGTAAATAATGCTGGAACTTCTCAAACTGCAAGTGAT